ATGCCTGTTGGGTATGGTAGCGGCCTTTAGCGTCGCGCAGATTTATGATCGCTTGAAGTAGCACGTCGCGTTCGGCAATGGCGGCAAATAGTTCCTCTTCCAAGTTTTGCGCGTAGTGGATTCGGTTTTGCTGGCCCTTAATGAATTCATGGATAATCTCTGGAGTGCCGCCCCATGCGGTAAGGATACTCCATTCTGATAGTTTTTCCCGCGCTTTATCACGCTCCGCTATAGCGGTATCGCGCTCGTCCACCGCAACCTCGTAGTTTCCGAGTAGCCTGTTGAGTTCGCATGTGATGTCAGACATGTCTCCCACTTCGCCGCCGTTGTTTGGCAGCGCAATCCAATGGGTGTCTTTAGGGTCTTTTCTGAGAGAGTATCGGTTCATGGTGTTAGTCATTTTGGTTTGTTGGTAATAGGGTCATCAAAGACTCGAATGCCTGTTGGGTGTGGTAGCGGCCTTTAGTATCGCGCAGGTTTCTGATCGCTTGAAGTAGCACGTCGCGTTCGGCAATGGCGGCATCGAGAAGGCCGCTTGCACAATCTACTGCTGATTTTAATCCGTCCCGTTGCTCTAATAACTGTTTAATATCAATCTCACCATCGACCATAATACCATTGTCGTCAGGATGCTTTTTGCCGCGAAGTCTTTCATTGGCTATTTCGATTTCTTTTATAAAAGCATCCCGTTGCTCCCGCGCCTCATCGCGTTCGCTTTCTAGCTTCTTTGCATGATCTAACATCTTGCTGAAGTCATCTCCATCGCGATAGGGAGTATCCCATATTTCATCCCTGAGAGCGTCTGTCTCTGGTGTTGGTTTTTGTTCTGGTGTGTCAGTCATTTTGGTTGGTTGGGTTGCGGTATTCATCGAAAGTCATACCAGAGAGTTTCAGCAGCGCGTTTCCCCCACCCAATCGCCACGACGGTGACGAGGGCAATCCTGAGAATCCATTCTGGAATCATCCAGATTGAACGCCACGCGATGACATACCAAGGTGACCAATAGCGGCGGACGGGGTTGGTGGCGTCTTGCGGCCAGCGAAGCCAACTGCGAACAAAGCGCCGCATAGAGTCTGTTTCTGGTGTCTCAGTCATTCCAGCACCTCCCGCACGGTGATGCGTTTAAAAACTACGTTTGTTGGCAGATAGTCTGATACTGGATACATTACGCCTTTTTCGTTAATATACATCTCAAACGTGCGCGGTTCTGGCTTGATGCGCGGTTCTGGTTTGATGCGGTATGATTTTGCGTCAAATCCAAATTCTAAATTTACACCATCTTCCCAATGACCAATAAAATTCTCAAATTGAATTGTTTTACCATCTGCAAGTGCTTGCACCAGCGGCAGGAATTCTTTTGCGTTTTCTTTGTTCATGCGTCTATAAGTTCTATTTTTGCGGTGATTTTAGGTACGACTGATCGCACCACCTCAACGATGAGCAATGGGGCGCACCAATCGGGTTGGGTATCAGTTTTAAGGCAAGTGCAGCTACCATGCCACACGTCACGGATGTAATTCAAAACGGCTGTCTCTGCTGCTTTTTTCGATGGGTACGGGCCAATAGCTTCGCGAGTATTTGTTACGCTATTGCTTTTATCTGTATCAATAATCCAGTATTCTTTTTTCATAATTCGTTGTATGCTATGTCTTCAATTTCCATTAACTTTGTGACGATTTTATGGGCAACATCTAATGTCATAAGTGAGTTTTTCCCCTCTGGAAAATCTACCCCATTGAGTTTCATAATCCAAAGTGATGAGTTAGGCTCCTCAGTCTTTTCGGTCTGGTCATCCCAAAGTTCTAGTGTTATTTTCATGCTTGTCTTTTCGGTTTGTGGTCATCCTTAATGGTCATCTTAAATCCAGTAGCGGCAGCTTTGTGATACACCACAATGCCTTCAGGATTCATATATCCTTCTGCGGCTACGCTGCCCAAATCCTTCAGCTTAGATATAGCAATCGTTGCCATACCTGTAGTGAATAATCCGTCATAAAGTACAGGAACCACTTTGCAGCAAGCTGGCGCGTGTTCTTGGAACAACGGTGGTGCTTTTGGATTGTCCTGCTCGATTGCATACGTTGGTTTATCGTGTTCAACCCAACGGCTTGCATTGAATAAGCTGAAGAATCGCTCGCCGTTCTTAAACCCGTAGCCGCGTTGAATGCCGCTGCCCCACCACTCGCCGAAGTGGTGGCCTTCGCCTAATCCGAATAGTTCGTTTGAGTTTTCGACAACCCATTTAGCGAAGTCGAAGTTGTCGTTAGCGGTAGTAATCCAGCGAGTTCGGGAGCCAGCCCACATACCTAAAGCGGTTCCGTCTTTCTTGAAGAGTGTGGCGACAGACTGATTGGGCGTTTTTAGATCAGTCGGCCCAATGTAGATGCTGGCATTTGTGCCGTCAATTTTTTCAGTGATGATGCACTCGCGTCTCAAGCGAGCCATCTTTGGGAATGGTTTGAATTCTAGTGTGTTCATATTTTTAGTAGATTGGCGGCCCGTTGACTTTCTGCGGATTTGGAGTCTGCATGGAACCTTTACATTGTGGGACGGGCCACGCCCACAACAGCACCAGATTTTTTTGTTTAAACAAAGTGGTCAGCGAGCATGGTTAGCGACATGCGTTTCCCAGTTTATCGGTCTGGGCGGATTCGATCATCCTATCGCTGAAGGTATTATTGGTAGTAATCTTGGTATTTAAGTTCGCAGTCTTCACAAATGACCCCAAGGAAGAAGTGATTAACCATTTCAACCCCGCATTCACAAAAGCCAATGTTTGAGTCTTGCTTTGGCTTTCTAAAGATACTTTCATAGTTTTTACTATAAGTATCCATATCAACTGGCCTCGGTGAATCTCCTTTTCCTGCGCTCATTTTACAAGTTTGTACTTTGCAAAGGTTTTTCCATTAGCTTGTTGATTGATCGTTTGAATCATGTATCCCATTTTGCGCAGGTCATGAATTCTAGCACCCAATCGAAAGCATCCCCATTTATTCAAGGCTTGAATCGGAGTAATTGCATAACCACGATTTAACCATGATTCCAGCTTTTCAATAATTGACTTCGCCTTCATATTCTTCTGATTCGATTTCAAAATTAAACTTGTTATGTAGTTCTGACCAAATTGCCCGATCAATCTCTTGACTGACAACTTCATCAGTTGGGTCATCAGAGTGTTTCTTGGATTTCCTTAATCCATAAAGAATTCCTGTTTCAATGCAGTCACTTAATATGTTGTATGTCTTAGGTTTCATTATTGTTTTCTGGTTGCGAGAGGAGATTGACTTCAATTTCCCTCATTTCAAGCACAATTTTCATGTATTTTCGTGCTGTTTTCTTGTCTGAGATTGATTCTAGCTTCTTTTCAAGGCATTTCTGGCACTCATGGCCTCCTCTGGCTTGCTCTTGGCAGGTTTCATTCCAGCATTTTGAGAATGTTGACGGCCATCTTGGGAATTGCCTGTGAATAAGTGAGAATAATTGCTCTTTTTCGTATGGGGTCATTTCTGCCTCCTTCCGAATTCAGCGATCAAAAGGGAATCTGCAATGGCATGAGTAACCTTGATGTCTGGGAACATCTCTTGGGCCTTTGCCTTGCTGACGTTCTTGTTGCCCTTTGTGAGGCATCCTAGAGCCTTCTGCCACACTTGTGGCCTAATCCTCTCAAAAGGTATGCTGCAAGCCGTCAAAGCCATCTCCAGATGACCAAAGCCATTACCAAAAGTAAAAGCACTTTTAACACCCATCTGGGGGCTTGAATGCACTTGCTCCAGATAAGCTCTACAATTTCCATCATAACCCACGCTGTAAGAATTAAGCAATTCAAACAGATCCTGCAAAGTATCTGGTGTTTTTTCGGCATAAGCATTTCCTTTTTCATCAATTACTGCAATTCCTCCATTAGTACCGGGATCGATGCCAATCGTTATCATTGGTTCCAGAGTTTAAGTTTTAGTTTCTTCGCAAGTCCGATAATGGCGTGGTTTTCGTCATTGTCCCTGCAAAAGTGTTTTGTACGCTCTTTGTAAGCAATCCATGACCCATCCTTTGATTGTTCAACCTTGATTGAGTGGTGAATCATCCATTTTAAGCGCGGCGAGAGTTCTTCTGGTAGATCGGTGAAAAGGCTTTCCATAAGTTTTTGATGATTCTGATTGCAAACCAGATTGGCTTCCTGTTGCTTCGTTCTCCGATAGCTTTTAGGATTTCAATGGTTAAAAGTGGATCGCGTCCAATGACGTAAAGTGGTGATGAGAATGTTGTTTGTGTTTTCATATCAGTTCGCTTCTGTGCCTCCAGATTTCCTTTTGGCTTCTTGGCAGCTCAACAATGACAATATTGCATCCTTCAAAGGTTGCCAAGGCATTGTTGAACCATTCTTGTTCATGGTCTGTTGTATTGTAGCCGATAGTCATTGGAACATATCCGCGCTCTTTTGCATCTGTTTCGTTTGTTGTCTCAATCATAAAATTAAAGTTGCCCCAAGAATAACGGACGGGCCAGCCGTTATGGTATGCCTATTCTTTGGCCGATTGTTTCAGAACGGGATGTCGTCGTCCTCTAAAACCTGTTTCACCTGGTTGTCAAAGAGCTTGATCTTGGCATTTCCTAGGATCGGGCCTTTGTTTCCAGCCTCTTTCTGTTCCTTGCTTACATCCTGCACGATGAATCCATCGTTCCCATATTTGTCTGGTTCATCACGAAGCAGAACAGTAAGGTTGAGATATTTTGCCTTTGTTTTCGGTGAGGTATAAATCAGCGACTTGTCAATCTTGTCGAGATTCAGATTCAGTTTAATTAGTTGTTTCATTGTTTTCTTGTTTTAGACCAGCCATCTAGGGGCTGAGATCGTTTGGATTCCCTCAATTTGCTTTGGGAATTGATTTGTTTTTAGGCATTGCGTCCACTTTGACAGGGCTTGCATGTAACCATTGCGGCCAATCTGGATAAATGAATCGTCTAAATTTACCCACGCCGATTCATGTGGCGATGATGTTTCGACGAAGCAAAATAGGAACTCATTCCGATTTTCGCCAGATGCAGCATTCCACAAATCCAAGTACAAAGCGGCTTGCCAATGGTATCCCCTTGAAATGATGGTTCTTGCCAATCCCTCAATGCCGTCAATGCTTGCCGTCGTCTTGAGATCAATTAGGCAATTTGAACTTGTTGGCACAAGATCAATCATTCCCTTCAGCTTAACATCACCGATTTGGGAATAGACAGCGGCTTCGGTTACGCATGGAAGGATTGCACCACTTAAAAATTCTTTAGCCATTGCATGAGCCTTGTCAAAATCTTCATCCGAAACTATTGTCATTCCAATCTCGATAGCTTCAGCTTTCCAGTTTTGAGCCTCCTTTGTGCGGAAGTTGTCGAATGGCGAAACGACGAATTCATCCATATCCTCTGGAGTGAGCGCAATGGCATGCACAAGCCTTCCGAAGTCCATTGATGGAGTCGATTCCCGCTTTTTGCTGTGAAACCACTTGTAAGGGCTTTTCACGAAATCAAACAGCATTGACTTGGAGACATACCCTTCAAGATTTTGCGGAGTTGCTCCGTCCTTGTAGTATTCACGCCCAAGGTTATATTTTACGGATGCTTTCATTGTGCTGCCTCCATTTTCTTTTGCTTAGCATCAAGCGACTTTGTGGCGATTGCCATCTTGTCGATTGTAATATCCTCCATTTTATCAACTCCAAGGAATTTGCAGAACGCTTCTTCTGCCACTTGCAGTTCTTCCATACGAGCTTGTAGACCCATGATTTGAAGCGGTGAGATTGGCACTTTTTTCATCGAATGAGCGGCTGATTGCCCGTCATCGTCCTCTTGTGCGATTCCGCAGACCGAAGCGAGGGAGTAGCGTCGAAGGTAGGTTGTGGCCGCTCCAATGCCTTGTGCGTCCGTTTTGGCAGGGATGCAGGATGAGATTCCCGTAATGGTTCCGCCTCCAGCATGGGCCAAGCAGGTTGTCACACTTGCCATTGATCCATCAAACGACGGGATTTGCAAGATGCTTAACCCATTGGCCGAATAGACTGGGCGAATGGTGTTTAGTACTTCAGCGAGATCCGCGTATTTGCTCTTAAAATGCGGGTTTGTGCTGCCTTTTGTTGCGTTTTCCACTTCGTTTTGCGCTTTTGCAAGAGCGGCGAAGAGTTCTGGTGTTGCGTTTTCTAGGTTCATTTTTTTAGTTGTTTTATGGTTTTGCCGTAGCGGCGAGATCAATTTGGATATTTTCCTTGGGGTAGCAAGATAATTCTTCGACTTTTTTCATCACGTTGATTGCCTTTTGGCGAAAATGAGCGTCAAATTTGACTAGGATTCTAGTTCTTTGCCGGCCATGCATGACTGTTTGATGCGAGTTTTTCCCAAATCTCCTTGCGGTATAATTCAGCGAATGAACCTCAGAATAAATAGTCATTGCCAGCCATCGAGGTTTAACGTATTCCATCAAGCGAGTCTTGCAAACCATTTTTGCGGGATCAACCTCAAATTCAGCAGCCACGATTTCAATCAGTTTTTCAAAGGCAATCATTGGCTTAAAGCGGTGTATGTTGGCTGGTCTTCGTACCGGATAGCATCACCATCCCAAAATGGGCCAAGCAAGTCCGAAATCTTCATTGCCCCTTCAAGTTCAAGCCTTGCATACTGGCTGGTGAATCGGCCGGTGATAGAGTGGCCGTTTTGATCAAGGAACCTCGCGGCGTCGTTTTCGTTAGCGAATTCGTAAGTGGCGAATGCGCTTTTCTCTCTTTTCGTGATTCTGATTTTCATTTGACCGGCTTTTGTGGATTTGCAAGGATTAGGACGGCAACAATGTCAGCGAAGATGCAAGCCCAAAACAGGTTGTAATTCCACTTTTCTGAGATTAGATGGGCTTGGTTGACGCAGTGAAAAACGCCAACATGGGCGAGAAGAACAATGGTGAAGAATGCGGCTGGGTGTAGTTTCATGGTTCAAAGTGGTGTTTGTAGCGTGGATGGTTTTTTAATTTAGGTGCGTTTCGGATTTGTGAAGCCGTAGCGTTCCAGCTTTGGCTTAAATAAGTGGCGATTTCTGTTTTAGTCATGCCGATTTTTAGCATCTTACTAGCAATAATGCTCTTTAGTTTTGATGCGTTCCAGTTGTCTTGCTGGGTCTTCTCTGCCATGATTTCAACCTCGCTTACTGGCGGGATTGCATTCTGGCAGACGTTTCGGATGATTTCACTTGGCAGCATTGCGAGCATCCCGAATGGTCTTGGCAAGCTCTTTCCTAGAAATTCTCATGGTTATCCCACTTCCAAGCCATAGCATTGAGTATTTGTGGATATTCCCAAGGTAATCTTTCCAATGAAATGCATGGAATGCCATTGGATTTTTTTCATACCATGAAGGCAATCTGTAAACGATGCCATTTTCTGTTTTTTGGCGTTCAATTTTCATGTTTTTTGTTAGTTGAATTCTGCAATCATTTCGGGCTTTTCGTAAATGTCGATCCCCTCAAGGTCAAATAGGTTCTCATACACTTCGAGTTCGCTTTTCGGTTCCTGCCGCAAGATATAAGCAATGGATTCCCCGCTTTCTGCCATCATTGCATAAGCTTCGGCCATCACTTCAAGGTGCCATTGCAGGTCTGATTTGGCCTTTTCAAGCCTTGTCTCCCCGCCTTCCGGGTCTGCGATGCCCTCAAGGTATGCCAGCCGTTTTTGGTAAAGGTTTTCTTCCCTAGCTTGCTTCACGTTTGCAATGGTTTGATTTATCTCCTCAATGTCAACAATGCTTTGGGCATCGCTTGTGCAAAGTCCTTCAGCTTCAAGTTGCGTGACTCTTTCAAGATACCAGTCTATTTGTGATTTGTTTGTTTTCATTTTTTTGCTAGGTTATTGGCAAGCGTAGTCGCAAAATTCAATCCTTGCGACTGAAATGTCCGACGGCTTTGTCATTGGTTCTGATTCGTCGAACCTGTTTTCATTGTGGCGGTTGGAAATCATTCTCGCTGCGCCTAAAAAAGTGGGTTTTTTCGCAGAGCGAGATCGGATAAACGAATAATTTGCTTCGTAGGCTCTGCCAGCCTTGCAATAGTGGATTGCGGTGATTCTTGTGAGTGTTTTCATGTTCTTTGATTTGTTTTAAAGTTTGCTTCAACTAGGCCGAAAGCTAGGCCGATAGGTTTAGGATAGGCGAATTGGCATGATTACCCCGAAAGCATCATGGCAAGCAGGCTTTTCCTCATTATGCTTCCCGCTACTTGTCGGAATTACTTGGATTGGTGCTTGGTCAAAATTTTCAGCATCAAATTCGAGAATCACCCCTTTAGTCCCCATCGCGGAAGCAATAGCGAAAAGCATTTCAGCATTTAGAGCTACTCTTCGCAAGGTTTTTCCTTCCTGATTTGGGACGACTTGCCGCCAATTCGGGAAATTCCCAAGGTCAATTCTAGGCAAGCTAGAACCATCTTGCAAGGAAATGGTCTTTTCCAAGCATTCTAAGCTAGGTTCTAGGTTTTTCTCTTTCCTGCTTGCTTTTAAGGCTTGGATTGAGACGTGACCAGAAACGTCATTTTTTGATAATTCCACAGGGACAACGACAAGCCCTTGGCCATTGGTGGCAATGAGATTTCCCTTGCCGTTTTCAACTTCCAAAAATGGGGCTGTTATGACATGGCGGGTTTGGTCATTGCTTGCGATTTGTTCAATTTTAATTTTCTTATTTAGTTTCATTGGTTTAGTTTTATTTGTTTTGATGCTCCGACTAGGCCGAAAGCTAGGCCACGAGGGTTAAAAATCTTGAATGATGACCCCGCCGTCAAATTCGATTACGCTGGTGCGGTTTTCTAGCCAATGAAGGGCCTCAGCATCGCATTCTTGTCCGTCCTCTTCAATATCTCTGCTAGGTTCCCACCCATAATTCTCAGCAGCTTCTTGGGCCGATTCAAACTCGCTGAAATCGCAACGGATAGCCACAACGTCAAGCTCTAGCTCTTCTTCGGTTTTCTCTTCATAATTCTCCAGCCATTCCGCAAGGGCGAATGCGCCAGCGCGTGACCAGTTAGCATTCGAGTCTTGAAGCAATTCATGGCCAATTTCATAGGTTGTCAGTGTTTTTTTCATGTTCTTTGTTTTGTGTTTAGGTTCGCTTCAACTAAGCCGTAAGCTAGGCGTGATAGGTTGGGTTAGAAGCAGGTGGCTGGAGTTTCGCATCCAGCGTCACCGTCGGGAAATGAGAGGTCAAGTAATCCATCAGAAATCCCCACGACTGTTGCTGCAATCATGCCGCCATCGTCGGCAATAAAAGTGACGGTTTGACCGATGTGGAATGTGACCTCTTCATTGTGGTAGTTGGTATCTTTCATAGTGTTATTCATTTTCTTTGGTTTGGTTTGGTTTGATTGTTGGCTTTGCTTCGCTCAACTGCAATCAAGGTAGATCACGGGATCAGGATTGGCAATAAAAAGTTTCTAATTTATTCACTTTTTTACAAGTCATTCATTTTCAGCATTTAAGGTTAGGTAAAGGATCAAGGGAATCCATTTATTCAAAATCCAGCCCTTATTGAAACGCCATTCAAACCCTCATTGCCCTCATGCCGGCATTTAAAGAAGGGCATACTTTGTTTGGTATTGATTCCGGCAAGGTCGGTAGTTGAGGCCAAAGCAATCATACAGGCAGGGCCTCAAACTGCCCTTAGCGAGATTTTACGCTGATAAATAATAAGTCGGCAAGAACTATGAATTCACAATCCTAGTAAATGCGTTAATTATTTTCAATCCCCACCCTAAAAAGTACTGTTCAAAGGCACATCGCGCTTATTTGATCAGAAACTGCCCTTAGAATCGCTAGAGGCTGTTTATGGGACTAAGCCAGGCAAGATCCATTCAAAGCGATTTCAATCTAACATCATCCAATAATGTAACATGGCACGGAATCTGTACTGCGCTATTGCTGTTACATTGATGCCGGCGATGTTCTGCAGAGTAGTGATAGCATGAACAGGTGTTCGGCTGAACATCGGCGTAATGATTGAAGCGGAGGATTGAAACGATCGTTTGAATTGGATGATTGGCGCAGGGATGTAATGTTACATTGTTACATTAATACGTGTTCGGATGAGTAGTGTTCGGATGAACAGGGGGGGAGGGGGTCGGAAGCGGCCTATGATAAAAAATCGCTATCCATATCTCCCCCAAACAAAAAATTCCCAATTGCCCAAACATTATATTGACAACATCTCCAACAATCTCTATAACCCCGACATGGCGCGTGGTGATTCATATCAACTTCAAGGGCAGCAAGGTGGACAAGTGTATACATCTGCTGATGGTGCGGTGACTGGTAGTTTCCGTTGGATTCAGATTGTGAATGATACTGTGTTCAGTGCCATTGCGAGTCCAAATGTAACGAATGCAAGCACTAAGTTGATTACGATCACGCATCCTGCTGGTACGGGGCTTGGAGGCTTGTTTACAGGCTTTACAGTTACGAGTGGCGTTGTGATTGCATATACTGCTTAATGTCGCAATTCAGATCATCTGGAGGCTTAGATGACCCTATTGCCGAAGATGGTGATCGGGGATTCACAGGCGTTAATAAGAGGTTACAGTTGAACCAGTTAAAAGCTGGTGAGGTAAGAGAGTCCTTGAATGGAAGGATGGAGGGATACTGGAAACCTCGAAAGGCAGTTGTGGTAAAGAGCAGTGGATTGACTACTGGACAAGTTCCATTGACGATTCCATTCTATTTGATTGATGGAACATCTGCTACAATTTCTGCTGCTACAGTCCCTACTGCTGGTACACTAAGAGTAACAGTGGCATCACATGGATTTGTTGCTGGAGATACGATATTTGGTGTGATTGCTGGATTGGCTGGTAATGTAACGATCAATGGTAACTACCTACTTACGTATTATGATGCCAATAATTTTGAGTGTCAAGTTAGTGGATTGACTTCAATTTCTGATGGAGTTGGTACACTTCAGATTCAGTCAAAGCGAATTACAGATGCGTCAGTTCCGACTGCTGGGACATTGAATATAGAGATTACTGGTCATGGATTTGGATCAAGCACAACTGGATATGCCACAATTGCTGGAATGTCTGGAACTGGAGCAACGATCAATGGCAATCGCTTGATGTCATACTATGATGCCAATAATTTAAGATGCTCAATTGCTAACCTTACAGCAGTTTCGGATAAGATTGGAACATTATCAGCAATTCCGATTAATAACAATGCAGTATCCAATGTTCGTGGATCTTGTCTATTTAGTGATCCGTCACAAGATAGTAAAGAGTATATCATCATTGCTCTAAACAGTGTTGTTAAGAAAATTGATTTAGAAACATTCCAATCAACCGATCTTAGTCTTCCATCTGGAGAATCTATTGATGGTGATGTTGATATGATTCAAGCTTTTGATAAGGTGTATATCTTTAGGGAAGGTGACCAAGCATTAAAGTGGAATGATGGATTAAGCACTCAGTTCTACAAAGTAGCTGGAGGCCCATATTATCAACCAGTTCGATTTGGTGTTGCTGCAAATGTTGCTTGGAACATTGGATATGCCACAGTCACAATGGAAGCTGGAGCATTAAAGCCATTTAGCGGAGTAGCAACAGCAAATGGAACTCAGACATTGTTAATTCCAGAATTCTTTGATAATGGAATTCAAAGATCATATACTGATGGATACTATGATGGAACAACAGTAACAATCAATAGTGTTGCAAGAACAGTATCTGCGTATATTGGATTGACTGGACAATTTACTATTGATGGTGCTGCAATCACAAGTGGAACATCATATTCATTTACTAATCTCCAATGCCATACCTTAAAAGAAGGCGAGGCTCTTGAAGTTCTTAATGTGTCATCACTTGATACAATTAAGGATGGTGATTTCTTATCTGTATCTGATAATACAAAGTACAATCAATTTAGATTTCAAACAGTAGAAGCTAAAACTGGATCACACAGAATTGATTTTGGTCAAATCTCAAGTTTAGGTGGAGGATTCACCTTTATGCCGGCTCCACCTTGGGGTGTTGCATTCCAACGTAGGCTGTGGTTGCCATTCTTCTATTCTTGTGGTGGGACATTAACTGCTCCAACGTATACTTCTAGGAACATCAAGGATGAGATCATCGTATCTGATATTCTTGATGGATACACTTACGATCAAATCTATAATCAGTTTAGAATTTCAAGTGGTACTGCTGACTATCTTGTCGCAATGCATGGATTCTATGAGGATTCAATGATTGTGTTGATGCGAAATAGCTTGCACTTGATTGCTGGTACTCAAGGATCACTTGCTGATACAGTTGTCAAGGAACTTACGCGAGAAGTTGGATGTTTAGCTCGCAAAAGCGTAGTGCTTCAAGGCAACAATCTGTTATTTTTGTCTGATAATGGCATTTATGGCCTTGCATTTATTGACCAATACAATCTTCGTGGCGTAGAACAA